GTCAATCAAGTCCTCGTACTGTGCAGCGAAGTTGGTTGCGGTTCCACGAACTACTGATCCAGCAGCAGCGGATAGCTTTGTGGTTAGAACATCGTTGACCTTTAGACCAAGTGAGGTTCCAAGCTGCTGTGCAATGTAGCTAGTGATGTTAAATCCTGCATCGCTTACTAGTTCTTGGGCCACCTGGACCAACGCTCCATATTTCTCAGCCCCTAGAGTGATGGATGAGAATGTTGGGTTGGACTCTGAGATGGTTCCTGCTGCTGCAACTGACCCAGAGGTTGAAGTCGCTGTGACAGTCGGGATGACCAAGTTTTCTCCACTGGATGTGTTGAATACCTCAGACACAGTTAGCATTGGGCCAACTAGCTGAGCGATTTCAAATACCTGGTCATAGAAGCTCTGGCCAACAGTGTTGCTGGATGGAACTAGGGTGCGTAGCTCACGAGTGAACTCGTGGCCTCTGATTTCGCCGTTAGCGATTGAGCGAAGGATGTCAGCGTCAGTGTTAGCTGGTGCTGATACCTGTGGCTTGAAAGAAGCGGCTGCCTCTGCTGCACGAGCCTCACGCTCAGAGATTGAGCGAGCGGTTGAGATAGCTGTGTCGGCTGAGTCAATGTCAGCTTCGATACGAGCAATCTTCTGGTTTTCTTCTGCGGATAGACCACGCTTTTCAGCCTCAGCAAAGTCAAGAACTTCTCTTGCCTGTGCGATGAGGTTGTTGCGAGCGTCAATCTGCGACTTGATAAAGTCAGACATGATTCTCCTGTTAGTTAGTTGATTAGGGGTTCCTGCGGTGCTGACACTCAACAGACACAGCGGTGCTTACACTCAACTGATACTCACAAGTTTATAGGCAGAAAAAAACCCCAGCTCAGGAAGGGGGCCGAGCTGGGGTAAAGAAACTTGTTAGCGAGTTTCTTTTGCGTCAACAACCCTAACTTCTTTGGCTGGGTTGTTTGCGTTTGTGTTGTCTAGCTCCCAGACTGCCTGAGCAAAGTCATCGGCTAGATCTCTAATGATACCTGTTGATGGGTTGCCGGCTGCCTTTAGTAGGGCTGCTTTGATTTCATCTTTGGTTGCCATGATTAGATCCTTTTCAGTAGTAGGTCAAATTGCTTTTTCTTTAGGTCCAGCAAGTCAAGGCCGTTGTCAATAACTTCCTCAACCCCTGGATTGGCTTTTAGCTTGTTGACTACCTCAGTAATCAAGGTTGCGTTTGCCTCGTCTAGTTCCTCACCGGACTCTAGCTTTAGCAGTGCATCGGCAAGCTGGTCAGGGTTGATTGTTGGCTGTGAGCGTACCTGTGCAGTGGTCGCTTCATAAGCCGGAAAACTGACAACACTGACTTCAAAAAGCCTTACTGAATCTAGTGTGCGAGTCTGTCCATCTCTTGACCAAGTATCTTTGATGACATTGAAGCCAAAGCTCATTGAGTCAATTACCTTAGTGCGAAGCAACTCGGCAATGTCCCGCCCTCTTGTAGTGTTTGGAAGCTGAGCTGTGACCTTTAGGCCTCGATCATCCTCGACAAGTTGCATGGTGCCACCTCTTAGTGATGCAAGTGGTTCACCTGAGTCATGATTCCAAAGTAGCTTTACCTCGTTGCGAGATTGTAGGGAACGCTTGAAAGCACCAGGGGCAACATACTCGATGAAGCCACCAAGGTCTTGTGATGGGCTGTTGAAAACAGAGGCGTAGCCAGTAAAGGTCATGCCGTCACCCTCAGCCCTGACTTCAAAGTCAACGCTGTTAGTTCTAACCTCTGGCTCTTGAGCCTTTGGTCCGTCAATCTTTAGGGCAATGGCTCTCGCCACATCTAGCCATTTGTTTCTATTGTCCATGCTGTTAGTTTCCTCTGCTCTGATTCTAGCAACAACTGAATCAGCGTAGTCCTTGGTCCGTTGTGCAGCTCGCTTAGATGGACCTGATCCCCAAAGCAGGTGAGCAACAACACCGGCTGAGGGATAGTTGTCTGAGTCTGGGTCTGCATCTGGGCTATCTAGATCTACAAGGTGTCGAGCAATCCAAGCAGCAATTCTTACCCACTTGTCATCGCTGACTGTGCCTTCTGCCATTGCCCTAGCTTCTCGAATAGTGCCAGGTGTGACACCATCGCCAGCTAGACCTTGCTCGTAATACTCAAGTCCACGCCGAGCTGCTGCCCTCATGTAAGCAGGTGCCTCTTGGTTGATGGCTCTTTCCTCGGACAAGGGTAGATCGTCAATAAGGGTCAGGGTAGAAAACTTGTGCCCAACCTGTGTGTCGGTTTCACGCCAGCCGTCTGACAGTTCTCGGTAAACAACAATCAGGGCAGCAGGGTCATCCTCGGTGCCTGTAATTGTAAAATCTGTGTCTGGCACATTTATCTGACCATCTCGGACAATACGCTCAATCTTGCCTCTAGCTCTGCCACCGGATGAGTTCCAAGAAACAAAGTCACCAACAGTTAGTGCGTCAGGTGCGGCTCTGACCTCACCCATGTCCTCATCCTCGTTAGGCTCCCAAGCGTTGCAGTAGAAGCCGCCATCAACAAAGTCATCCCAACGCTCACACCAGGCTTTGTCGCCAGCCTCGTTGATTTTTTCCTCATTGAAAAAGAAACAGTTGCCACAAGCTCGACCCTCTGGGACATTCTCGGCTAAGGCTGGTCTGTAGTTGTCGGGTAATTCTCTTAGCTCGCCACCAGGCTCAAGTTCCTCAGCTAGGGATAGTGCGATCATCTGGTCAATGGCTGATTGCTTTGAGTCTTGGCAAGATACGACTGAGCCATCCTCTTTGACTACTGCCCAGTCAGGGCAATCGGTGTTGTCTGAGATGAAGTAGGGCATCAGGCGAGCCTCGCATTTACTGTAATGGTCCCACCGAGTGCAACAGCGGTTCCGTTTATTGTGATGTTTGTTTGTGACAGAGAAACTGTTTGAGTGCCAGAGTCATAAGCCAATGGTGCGGTTGCAGCAATTACACCTGTGGCTCCTGTATTACCAGTGTCGCCTTTTGCTCCTGTAGCACCTGTAGCACCGGTATCGCCCTTTGGACCTTGTGAGCCAGTTGCACCAGTGGCTCCTGTTGCACCCTGAATACCCTGAATACCTTGTTCTCCCTGTGGCCCAGTTGGTCCTGTTGGTCCTGTTGGGCCTGTAGGTCCAGTTGGGCCGACAGCTCCAACTCTCACCATTACAAGGATGACCTCATGGTTATTGGCAAAGTTTGTTGTGCCAGTTCCACCTGATGAATCAAGGGAAACTGCAAAGGTGTCATAAGTAGAAAAGCTTGTGTGATTGCTTGTCAAAAGCCATTTTTGAAAGTTTGCTGAATTATTAGCGTCTTGAATGATTACATAATCACCCTGATTTAGTAGGTGCAAAAGTAAATTAACATCATCGCCGTCTTTATCAAGATGGCTGAGGTTTATCTGTGTTGCACTTGTCTGCGTAGCGTTGTTGTAAATAATGTGAGTTGAGCCAGGATCACCAGAAGTGCTTGTGGTTTTTATCTTGTAGTTGACAAAGCTCGATGACTGACCTGGTACACCTTGTTCTCCCTGTGGACCAGTTTCACCTGTGTCACCTTTTACACCTTGGATTCCCTGCGGTCCTGTTGGGCCTTGTGGACCTGTCGGGCCTTGAGCACCAGTAGCACCAGTTGCACCAGTCTGGCCAGTCGAGCCAGTAGGACCAATCTCGCCGGTATCACCCTTATCACCTTTAGGCCCAGTTGCTCCTGTCGAGCCAGTGGCACCTTGAGGTCCGGTATCGCCTGTGTCGCCTTTGTCGCCTTTTGCACCTTGAGCACCTGTGTTTCCGGTATCTCCCTTTATGCCTTGGATTCCCTGTATACCTTGCAACCCTCTTGGCAAGGTGAAGTTGATTGTTTGATCTGGGGATGTGCCGGTAATTGTGACAACAGCAGTATCATCTGGGGCTTTGGTGACTGTGCCAACAGTTAGAGTGTTGGCTGGTCCTGGCACACCTTGGATACCTTGCAGTCCAGTTGTGGCAGCGGTGATTACAACAGGCTGCTCTGTAATAGATACAGTGACATCCTGCTCGGCAACAGTGACCTTTGTGACCGACTCAACTACTGAAACAACTGTTTGACTCATCGAGTGACATTGCCTGTCACTACAAACGAGCCTTCAAGCAATCTAGTCACCACTCCACCTGAGCTGATTTCGAGATCGTAGGAATAGGCACCAGCGTCAACAGCCGATGATGCAGCACTAGAGATGACCAGACCGATAGTGCCAGCGGTTCCACCGAGCGTAATACCTGAGCCATTAGTCAAGCTGATTAGGGCAGAGTTTGCATCGTAGGATTCCCTGACCTGCATGGCAGCGGTGTAGCTGGTCAGGTTTAGCGGTGCGTTGTTGACATTTATAGTAAAGGTGCGGTCAAAGGTTGCACCTTGTGGGCAGACAATGTTGTAAGTGCCTGGGTTGATCATTACTGTGCTCCGTAAACTGCTTCGGGGTTGGCAGGGTCAATCTGTGCAATCGGTTGCAGTTGTGTGCTTGGCAGTCCGGTGTGGCTGATCTCGGTTAGACCGACAGCACTTAGAGCCTCGCTTGGGGTAAAGCCTGAGATGACCAACTGCTGAACCATCTTGACACGCTTCTCAAGTGTGATGACCTCGGTGTCTGCCAAAGCAATGTTGGCTAGTGGCACTCGGTACTGGTCGCCCTGCTCGACTGGCTCTAGATCCTCAAGTCTGCGGATGTCGTTAGTTGAGTAGAAACCTGCCTGAGTTCCAACTGAGTAAGACTGGACTCGTGAAGCTAGGTCTGCTCTTAGTAGGTCGTTGAACTGAAACTTGATGAAGGCATCGCCAGGTAGTAGCCGAGAGAACGCTGCCTCAACCTTTTCTGCCAGTGGTCTTAGGGTCATCGAAACAAACTGCAAGTTATTCTGCTCAACAGATGCGTAGCTTGCTGTGCCTGGTACACCTAGTAGGTGAAGTGGGACATTGAAAGCTCTGGCGATTTCCTCGACAGCAAACTTGCGTGACTCTAGTGCTTGGCTTGCTTCTGGGTCAGTCTGAGTAGCAACAAACTTAGCTCCACCAGATAGGACACCTGTGCGGTGTGCTCTGCGTGTGCCGTTGCGGTGTCTTGCATCAAAGCCATCAGCTAGTTGTTTTGCTTGCTCGCTTGTTAGATTGCCAGGGAACTCGATGACACCAGAGGCACTTGCACCAGTTCCAAAGAACCTTGCAGCGTAATCGCTTAGGGCAATGTTTAGTCCTAGTGACTGCTTTAGTGTTTCAACTCGGCTAAGTCCTGTCAGCTCACCTGGCAAGATTAGATCAACAATGTGGATGACCTCATCGCTTGTAAGCATCCGGCCTTCGTTTTGCACCTTGTAAACTTTGCGGCCAATCGCTGAACGCTCAACATCTACCTTCTCAGGATCAAGGTTGACTAGGTTTACAACCTGACCTTGTGCATCTCTAAAGACACGAGTGTAAGAATTGCCATGCACCAACAAGCTAGAAAAGACCTGCTGAAAGAACGCTGCCCTTGTGCTTAGGTCAACATCTGGTTGGTCCAACCATACTGGTCGGGGGTTCAAAGGTCGGCGAGTTGCACCAATCCTTAGATAAGCCCCACATGGCAAAGTCGAGATGGTGTCAGAGATAAGGCTGACAGCAGAAAAGAATGCAACAATCTCAAACGATTTCTTTGTGGTGACATTGACACCGGACTCTGACTGCAAGCCCCAAGGCTCACCTGCACCCCAAACAGTTTGAAAGCTAACAGCTCGCTGCTCGCCAAAAAGATTTCCTAGCATTACTTACCTCGCTCAATAGCTATACCAAAAGTGAGGATGCCAGCACCGAGCAGAACTAGACCTGCTGGTGGATAGATAAGACCTGCACCTACTGAGATTGTCAGGATGCCAACTGCCTGGAGAATTGTCGCTGTCATTACCAACCTAAATAAAGAATTGCGGGAGTAGTTCCTCAGCCTCTACTCTACCAACTGTTGCCCTATCAAAGGCTATGACCGCTGCCACCGCTGCGTCAATCTTGCGTGGTGATCCTCGATGCTCTTTGACAATGCGTGGGCCAAGTCGGTCAGTTTTGATAACAGCGTTGCTTAGGTGTCGGGCTAAAGTCGGGTTATTGTCATGGGTTAGGTTGCCTTCGGTCACAGCAGTAAATAGCTTGCTACAGGCTGGCACCATGCGACTAGGTGAGCTTGAGTTGTATTCGACAACTGGCAAGCCAAGGTCTTGCATGGCTTCCATTGTGCGTTGCCATCTAAAGGGGTCACAGGCAATCTCTTTTACATTGTATGTCTGGCAAAATTGAATGATTTCATCCTCAACCTCTTGGGTGCTTACACGCCAGTCATCGGTGTCCTCTGGTTTCTTTTCCCAGACTCGGATAAGGCCGATGTGTGGCAAGGTGTCATCGGTTGGGATTGTGCAGTAAGTCAGGGCTGTGCAGTCGCCGTTGAATGAGCCGTCAAAGCCAACAATGACTGGTTGCTCTGGGTCAAGCTCTATCTCTGCCCCTAGCTGTTCCCACTTGCCTGTTGGTAGCCAAGCATTCATCGAGCTGACCCATTGGTTTAGTCGCTTAGTCCTAAACTCTGGCTCTGGGGTTCTAAGGACCGCTGAGGCAAAGTCATCTTTGGCAACTAGATCATCAAAGCCAGGGTTGGCACTTCGCCAAGTCTGCTCAAGTCTGTGGTCTGCCTCTGGCTCTGCTTCCCACCAAGCCATGAAAAAGCTAGGGTCTTTGACTTCACCGGTGCTGACTCGCTTGCCAAACTGGTAAAGGCTATAGGCGATTGAGTCTTGTCCGGTCATGTCTGTCTTTTGCCCTGCTGTGGTCACCGCTAGTAGCTGTGCCATCTTGCCTCGGTTTCCCATAGATAGCGAAAGCACATCAAACAGCTCTCGGTTCTTGTGGGCATGGATCTCATCGACAATCGCTCGGCTAACATTCAAACCCTCTTTTGAGTAAGCCTCGGCAGATAGCACTTTCATCACAGAGTTGGTGCTTGGCACATAGATTGCATCCCGATACAAGGTGCACATCTCGGACAGCTCGCTTGCCTCGACCATTCTCTTAGCCTCACCAAAGATGATTCGAGCCTGTTCCTTTTCAGCAGCAGCAACTACAACCTCGCCACCCTCAATACCCTCAGCGATCAAGCTGTAAAGTGCAAGCGTTGAAGCCAATGCAGATTTGCCTGATTTTCTCGGAGTGCCTACAAGGGCTACTCTTGCCGATAGACCGCCATCCTCATCCCTAGCAAAGATGCGTCTAACAAGTTGCTTTTGCCACTCTCTAAGTCTTAGGGCTTGACCTACTTTGCCAGCAATGCCATCTTTACCGATAGTGCCAAAGGCCTCGGCAAACTCAATGGCGTATTCACCATCACCTCTAGCAATGGCCTCA